CAGAGTGCTTTGTCGGAACCAGTTGAAGTAGTCACCGGGCCGGGACATGAACACCTTACTACCACTGGCGATAACCAGCCGGTCTTGGAACGTACCGAGGTACGAGATAGGCCGAGAGAAGAAGTCGGGTAGAGGGTCAGTCGTGGTGTCGCCTGCCACTGAGGGCAGCATCGTAGGTGTGTTAGGGTCATGGGTGATCCCATAGACCGCCCGTACACCCGCCAGCTCTGCGGCATTGCGTCCGAACAACAGCACATTAGTCATAGTGACAGGGCTGTATTCGATAGTACCGTACAGGAACACGTTGGCTGGGGTTACTAGCTGGCCGGGGCATTCCTGCCAGATGACCTCGTTACCATACACGGAGTCACTAAGCCCTGCCACATCCTGCACTACTGCCTTGAGGTATGTCACCTTGTCAGCATCACCATCCTTCGGGCGCACTCGTACTACGTGGCCGGGGAAGTGTCGAGGGCACACGGCTGCAACATCAGCGATCTCACGGCCAACGCCACGGACTAGAGAGTTATCCCCACCGTCAGTTACGTTGATCTCGACAATGCGAGCACCAGCGCGACCAAGGTTGCCCACAGGCTGGTTGGTGATTAGCAGGGTGCTGCCATCACGCCACAGGCGGGGTGGCTCGATGTGCGCAGTCAAGAAGGCGTTGAGGGTAGCCGTGTTAAGCCCAGCAGCAATACCCTCTGCGCTGGCCCCGTTGGCTGACGTGGTAATCCACTGCGTCACTGCGCTGTTGTAGGCGTTCACACGGTCGTTGACCTTCTTGGTGTAGTCCGGGTCAGCCGTGAGAATGTCGGAGGTGTCCAGCGTACCGCTATAGCCGGAGCTAGGGGATGTGTAAGTTGCCTTTAACGTACCGCCGTTGGCAAACACATACTCAATGGTGAACTTGCGGCTGTAGGCTGAACCCTTAATCCAAACTGCGAACTTAGTAGCCCCGTTACCGTCAGGTATGGTGTTCCACTGGTTCACTACGGTAGCCGTGGGAACATGGCTCTTACCTGCAATAGCTATATACCGCCCGAGCAACGCAGGGGCAGCGATACCATCCAGCTTGTAAGATTCCAACATCGCAGCCGCAGCCGCTGGGTAGTTGCCCGGGATGTACGTCTGATTCTCCCGGTCGTACACCTGCAGCATCTCACCAAAGTTAGGGACGTACCCTGCCTCAAGCGTAGCACTACGGTAGTACACGTCGAACGCCTTGCCTGCAATCTCGAAGGCGAAGGTCTTGTGGTGCGCGTGGTCACGGATGCGGTTAGGAAAGTCCACACCATCGTAGCCACCCACCGTACCGCGTACAGTCTCACCGTCCATCGTACTGCCACGGCGGCGAGCAAGCCCGCGCACCGGGTCACTGATAAGGTTGACCTGCTCATGGTGCTGACCCGGACGGCGGCTTTGTTCCACCTGCTGGCTTACGCCACGAATCACGTTGTCATACGAACCGCTGACCTTCATTAGAAGCGACCTCCGATAAAGGCTGGGTGCTGGCTGCCACGACCACCAAGGCCGGCCAGTTTATGCTGGACACTTACCGTGTTCAGGAGGTTGGCAGACACACAGCGGATGTGCTCAGCATTAAATGTTGCCCACGCCAGTTGCCACTCCTTCTGCAAGAGCTGGGCCTTGGTGACATCGCCGTCGTAGTCCTTCTGGAACTTGATCTGGCAGGTTACGCTGGCATAGGTTTGGTACAGGGGCGGGGTGTCCTCGAACGGGAGCAGGCGCACAAGGCTGCACTGCACCGGCTCGTCAAATTCGTAGCTGCCAGTGGCAGTATTGTAGAGTCGCCGGCCACGCTGCACATAGTTCATTGAGGTGTTCACCGGGTCAACGCTTATGGAGTCGGCCGGGGTGTAGATGAACTTGGACAGGGCGTCAGGTGTTAGGGTGATAAGCTCTTTGTTGAACCACCACTCCTTCGCCTGCTCAGCGAGGTTCACCATGCGGAGTACACGCAGCGCGGAAGCTGTGAGTGGGTGATCCTCGTCGATGCTATTCAGCGGGCTTTCGCCAAGGGTGGCAAGCATGTCATTGACGACATCCAGCTCAGTGTAAAACGACATGGTAATCTCCAAACGCAAAAAAACCCCGGCCAGCACAAGGCCGACCGGGGTCATTGGTGTTACGGTTGTGCTACCGCTTACGGCAACAGGATGGCACCGGCATACTCTGCACGGTTCGGGGTTACGCCATACGACAGGTGCGAGTCAACGAACCACTGCTTGGTCAGCTTGTCGTAGAACACATCGTTGGTCAGCGGGATAGTCTCACCGGCCAGCAGAGCACGCGGCGAGAAGGCCAGCACAGCCACCTTCGAGAAGTCACCATCGTAGGCGTTGCTGTTGCCAGCGTTCGACAGGAGGTGGCCCGAGATGACCGAGTTCGGCACGTTGTTCGAGCTGATGACCGGAACGCCGAAGGTCTTGAAGATTGCCTGACCTTCCAGCTTCGTGCCGGTGCTGGTGATGTAATCGCCGTTGACGATCTGCTCAGCCTGCTGCAGCGTGTAGAAGATGTCCGGGCGGACGGCGATCATTACATCGTCGTTCTTCGGGTCAACGTCCTTACCTTCCATGATGATGAACAGGTCAGCGATGGCCTTGTAAATCTTGGCCGGGTCGAGCTTGTCACCAGCAGCGGCGAGGGTAACGGTCGAACCGCCAGCGTGGCCGTTGAGTGCGCCGAAGGTGGAGCCAGCGAGCTGGGCAGCCTTGGCAGCTTGGATGAAGAACGACTGATCCCAGAACTTGGCGATCTTCTTGCCGTGCTCACCAGCGATCTCCGAGCGGGTATCGAACTGAGTCTGGAAGGTATCCAACAGCGGCAGAGTTGCGCGAGCGTAGACCAGCGTGTCAACCGTCAGGAACTTGCGGTTGAACTCAGTCACAGTACCGTCCGGCATGGAACCCGGAGTTACCTTACCGAGCGTGGATTCACCCACACCGTAGTTGGTCAGAGTGGAAGTACCCTTAACCGGCTTGACATTGACGAAGCCCTGCAGGGCGGACTTGCGGGCAATAGTGCCCTCAACCATACCGGAAAATTCCTCAATCGTGAGGGCCAGTTCGTTGCCAGTTGCGAGCGCCTGATTCGGGCGGTTGGTGGTAGTAGACAGCAAAGCCATGAGAGGCTCCTTTTCAGTTTAGCCCAGCGGGCAAGGAAACCCCTACACGGATGTGTAGAGGGTAGAACATAGCTTAGCCTCGGTAGGCGAGACGGCGCTGCTGGAGGGCAGCGTACTCAGGCGAACCGTTCAGGTTGCCACCACCGATCTTGTTGGCAAGCTGGCGCACTGCGTCAGAATACTCACGAGCGGAGAGGGCAGCGTTTGTTACGGGCGCGGCCTTGGCCGTCGGGGCGGTTGCGGCAGTAGGTTCGACTACGACGCCACTGGCACCGGAGTACAGACCTTGGAGATACGAGGCTGCGGCACGGGCTTGGATACCGCCAGCAGCCAGCATTGCGTTGATGCCTTCCTTCTCGGCAGGCTCGGCGTTGGCACCGGCCCACTCAGCGATCTTGCCCCAAGCCTCTTCGCCGCCGACAGCCTCATACACGAGGGCGTTGGTAGCAGCGACTTGTGCCTCGGCAGCAGTGCGCAGGGTGGTTACACCCTTCTCAGCGAGGGCGATGTACTGCTCCCAGCCACGGGCCTTGTCACCCATCGTAGCCAGCTTGGCCTTGATGAAGTCGAAGTTGCCTTCTTCCAGCGCAGCCTGAATGGCCGGGTCATCCTTGGGGATACCAAGGCTGGTGATCCAGTTGGCAGCGAGGTCAAGACCTGCGTCACCGGATGGCTCAAAGGCACCGGCAGCCGGGACTGGTGCCTCGGCAGGGGCGGCGGGTACGACTGGGGCCGGGGTTTCGCCGATGGCGGCAGCGGCGGCTGGTGCAGCAGGGACGGCTGGCACAACGGCAGCGGGGGCTGCTGCGTCAGGTACTACTGGCGCGGCGGCTGGTGCTGCGGCTGGGATTGTCATTGCTGTGGTGCTCCTGATTGATTGACGGCGATCTTGCCGCCTGCGTCAGCGGCTGCTTGAGCGTTCATCTGCTCTTGCTGGGCTGCTTGCGCTGTTTGATTGTTCTGTGCGATCTCTTCGTCAGTGAGCAGCACCTCAGAGGAGGCGATGCCACGGCCAGCGGCGAGCTTGGTTGCAATGCTGCGGAGGCGCAACATGTTCTGCAACATAGGCGGCAACTGGGTAACTGCTGCGAGGTCAGACAGGTATAGCTTGAGGGCTTCGATGTCACCGTTACGGGACAGAGCGTCGAGGCCAGTGATTACGACAGGCTTGATCTTGTTGCCCTTGAGGGACAGGCCGATCATGTCGGTGAGCCAGAAGGCCATCGGCTTCTGGAAGTCAACCGCCAGACGTGAGTATCCACCGCCGAGGGAAGTCTCAAGCTCTTGGGCCTGTAGACGAATCTCCTCAGCGGTGACACGTTCAGCGTCACGGGTCACGGCACTGCCGAGCAAGAAGCCACGGCCAATGCGTTGGATGTAATCACCTGCGATGTTCTGGATGACCTGTAGCTCGCCGACCTTACCGGCTTGTACGAGGGAGATGTCATCCTTCATACCGGGTAGGGCTGCACCGTTCTCGCTGTTCTGCAAGTCTTCGGGCTTGGTCATACCGCCGGGGTTGACCAGCCAGCGGAACTCACTGGAGAGGATTGCGGATTCGATCTGGGCACGGGACAGGGTGGACAGGGCAGAGAAGTCGCCAGCGTAGTCTTCCACCAAGCCAGTGCCATAGTCAGACTCGTCAGCCAAGTCCCACGTCAGGCAGCGGTACGGCAGTTTGTCGGCCGGCCACTTGCCACCGAACTCAGCGGGCAACGGCGTGGCATCGACATGCTGTGTCATCAGGTAGTCACCGGACTTGCTATCCCAGCGCACCCACTTGTACAGGCAAACCTTGCTGGCCTTGTCGCGCTCGGGCTTGTGGATGCCGATCTGAATCAGGTACTCCTGAACCTTCGGGGCCAGCTCGTCGAACAGCAACTCTTCGCGGAGCATCATCTCTACGACCTTGCCCTCGACGTTGCGCTTGCAGACATACCGCTTGATGCCGACGATGCGGATACCCTCTTTGCCGAGGATGAGCATGACGTTGCCGGTGATGATGAGATGCTTGAGGGCTTCGTACAGCTTAGGCCGTGCGGCCATACCGTCCAACGCCTGCACTGCATTACGCTCGCCCTTGGACAATGCCTCAGCCAGCGCACCTGCATCCACTCCTAACCCTTCCAGCTCTGCCGCCAATTCGGCGTTTGCTTGGTAGCGAAAGAATGGACGGGAAGGTGCGAACAAGGCCAGCATCATCTTGTTGGCAAGGTGATTAACGGACTGTGCGCCTACTGCCTGCCACTCATGGGACAGCTCTTTGCTGTTCTGGTCGTAGCCGGCAGGTGGGCAAATCTTGGGGAGCGTGTGCTCAGCGTAACGCTCGCAGCGATTGAGGATACCCGTACGAGCACCGTCGAGCTGGCCCCAACGGGAACTTGCATCGTACTTGGTCATGTCTCACCTTAAATTTTAACGCCGGTTTCCCCGGCTTGGAATGTACGCTTGCGCTTGGACTCTACAGGGGACTCAGCGCGCAGCTTGGTAGCCACCTTGGCGACACCCTCTTGGGACATCGGCTTGGACTCCACAACCTTCTGAGTAGTCAGGGCTTTGGTGGCAGCCTGTGAGGCAGCGAAGTCAGCTTGCTTCTTGGCGTGCTCAGCGTAAGCCTGCGCAGTAGCCTCGGCCTTCCTGCGCTCACGGTCAGCGATGACGGTCTGCTGCTGCTGCTCAGACAGGCTCTGTAAGCCATTGATCTCAGCCATAGTGTTCAGGGCGAACATACACATAGTGACCTCAAATCTTCAGACCAGCGCCGCTGGATTGGAAAGCCTTACGCCGCTTCTGCGCGGCCATGTCCGAACTGGCAGGTAGGTTGTCGCCCACCTGCACCACGGTATTCTGCTGCTGCGTAGCGATAGTTTCCTTGGCTCGCTCAGCAGCGCGCTCTTGGGCGATCTGCGTCTCAGCTTGCCGCTGCGTCTGCTCCGCTTGTTCCTTGGCCTGCTTGTCTGCCATATGGGCAGCCTGCATTGTAGCCTGCGCTTGCTTCTTGGCGGCCTGATTGCCGCTGATTGCTGACGCACCGGCAAGAGCGGCGACGGTAGCGACGATAGCTGTAATACACATGGGTTATAACTCCAAGGCCCACTGGCCTGCTGCTGGATAGAAGCCGTGACGCTCGAACAGCTTGTCGAGGCCGGCCCCTGTACCCAGTCCTGTTGTGCAGGCAACGTACTTGGAGTTGGTGGCAACAGCCAAGCCTTTCAGAGCGTCCACGACACACGAAAACTCAGCACCGGTGTGACGGATGCGGAGGATAAGTTGCTCGGACACGACAGAAGTTGTCGGGCTGAACCACGGGAAATGGGTGACGGCGTATACGAGGAAGTCCTCGTCCACGATCATAACATCAGGGGAAGTCATCAGGTGATGATAGACTGCCGCGAGGTCAATGGAGTTGTGCCACGACTTACCGCTGGCGGAGATGATGCGAGAGAAGTGCGCCTGCATGGCGGCATGAATGAACGCGCCGTCGATGTAGCGGACACGGCGAGCAACTGGGTTAGCCAATTACGAAGCCCTCCCGTAGCTTGCGCAGGACTTCCTGCACTCCCAGCATGTAGCCGGCTTGTAACGGGGTTGTGTCTCGGCCGACGCCAATACCACCTAGCTGCTTGGTGAGCTGGGTGTATGCCTCTTGGTCGAGGCGAATAACAATCTGTTCGGACATAAATGTTCCTCTAGTCGGGAGTGTACCAATTCAAATCCGGCATAGAACCTGATTCGGTACGCTCCCGACTAATAAACCATCAGGAAAAGAAATACGGCGAGGACAGCACGAGATTGATGTCCAAGGTGCCGCGTTCAGGTGGAGCGTCGAGTTGTGGGTACAGGTCATGGAAAGCACGCAGCGGGTTATGCTGGGTGTACATGTCCACGAATACCTTACGGATCAGATGATACAGTTTCTCAGCATCAGCAGCATGAGTACCATAATCATCATGGATCATGGAGAGCGCATCTATAGCCAGCGCGTCAGCAGAGCATGTCACCAGACACAGGTGTGAAGCATCCATACTGTGAATGAAGTTAGGAGCAATCCCATTCTTATGAGCATTCCTATCAGCATCCTCAGTCTCAGAGCGAACAAGAATCTTACCATTGCCATGAAGTCTGGTATGGATACGATGATCCTTAGACTCCCAGTAGTGTTGTACTACAGGAAACCCTGATGGAGTTACCCATGAGATACCCTCAGCACCACTACGAATGATCTTGTTAGCACTAGACTGTAACCAATCCATAGCTTCCCGAGCCTTGACTACCACATCTCCGATGGCATCCCACACGAAGTGTGAAAGATACCGTGCAGCAGCAGAGTATTCATTCCGCTCAAACTGTACAACCTTACCCAGCTTGAGGTAGTCAGCAACGATGAAGTCTGCACAGGAGAACCTTGTGCTACCATACGGCAGCGTCATCACGCTGCGCTT